GAGATTACGGTCCGGTAAAAGGAAGGATTCGGCTTATAAAATCCGTGGCAAAACTCAACATGAAAAATCTTGAGATTGTGCCGGATGATATGGACGCCTACTATCCATCGATTTCAGCAGACCACACATCAGGCAGCACGACAGCAGTTATAACCGGCGCAGGATTAACCAGCAACATTACATCGGCAGACTACAGCTATGTTACATGGATCGGATACAATAAGGCCGGACGCAGGGTTTACATCGAGCTAAAGAACGCAATCAATCTTGAGAACATCAGCTGGCCTCTTGTAGACAAGGAAGAGGTCATAGCAGAGTTGACATTCCAGGCCGCATACGGTTCCACAGAAAGGACAACTGAACCCTGGAAAATTATTTGGACAACAACGAGTTCATAAACGGTGGGGAGGGCATCCTCCCCCAAAAAACTGGGAGGTAAATCATGGATATTAAATTAAGGGCTTTCGAGTTTGGCGATGTGCCAAAACTGAGTAAGATACTAAGAAAAATGGATTTGAAGGATGACCTTAAAAGATTGTTCTCAATGCCATCGGTCAAGTCTGGCGACACGGACGCCGAAAAAGCAGCAAAGAACAGGAGGGCAGAGGAAACCGGTGCGGAGTTTGCCGCCACCGCAGTATCGAATGTCTATCTGGCTGAGGTTGAAATATACGAATTCATAGCCAGTTTAAGTGGATTGACCATTGACCAGGTTAAAAAACTTGGCATTGAAGACCTGAAAAACATGTTCACCGAATTCGGGAAAAATGCCGGAGGACTGGTAAGTTTTTTCAAATCTGCGGCGAAATAGATGAATTCGACGTCTATGATGTTCTATTGAGCCGTTACGGGAATATTGAATTCGTTTTTAAGCTTGGTTACCGGGACGGGATTGACCTATATTTAAAAGCTAAACAGGAGAAACAGAAGGACAGAAAATACCTTATTTGGGCGCACTTATATAAACATTACACCGAAAAAAACTTCATGAGTTTTGAAGAATTTTGCACGGCAAGCAGCCCTAAGAAAACTGAACCAATCGGCAAAAAAAAGACAGCCAGAGAACTTATTGAGGAAGCAGACGCGATAAAGCGGCAAATTGAAGGCAGGTGACAATCATCGAAATTTTTAAATTGTTCGGTTCCATCTTCCTGAACGATGAAGATGTAAATAAAAAGCTTACTGGCGTTGACAAGAAAGCTGCCGGTGTAGGTGAAACGCTTGGTAAAATGGTAGGCACCGCCGCAAAATGGGGAGCCGCCATCGGCGCTGCTGCCGTTGCTGCCGGTACCGCCTTGTTTAAATTCGCGGAAAACACTTCCAACGTCGCATCTGAAATAAATGATATGTCCGAGCGAACCGGATTAAATACCGACCGCCTTCAAGAACTTAAATATGCCACCGGTCAGGTAGGCGTTGAATTCTCTTCTTTGACTACCGCGACGAAAGGATTGACAAATTACCTTGCGGACGCTGCTGCGGGAGGAAAGTTACAAACCGACACCTTTAAGAAACTTGGCGTTGAGCTAAAGAATACCGATGGAACCTTGAGAAAGATGGACGATGTTTTCCCGGAGGTAATCAACCGCTTGGCAGACATGACAGATATTACACAAAGAAACGCCATAGCCAGTGATATATTCGGGAAATCCGCCACCGAGCTAGTCCCATTGCTGAATCAGGGGAGCGCTGGCATAAAGGCATTATCTGATAAAGCTCGTGAATTGGGTATAGTCATGTCCGGAGAGGACATTAAAGCCGGAGATGAATTCGGGGATACTCTTGATTCTGTAAAAGCGGCCGCGGGCGGTGTACTAAATCAAATCGGATCGTTTCTTATTCCCATATTTCAGAAATTGGCGAACTGGATTTTATCCAATATGCCGCAGATCAGAGAAACCATTAAGAACGTATTTGACAATATCGGGAAAACCGTACAGACCGCCAAAAACATATTTAACGCCATTTTACCGGTTATTGCGGGAGTTACGGCGGGGATTGTGGCTTTTAAAGTTGCAACAATCGGGGCAATGGTTATTAAAAACTTAGGCGTTTTGGTATCCACCTTAACAATTGTATGGAAAGCATATCAATCCGGTATGAATTTGGCAACCATTGCGCAAGTGGGCTTTAATAATTCGTTGAAAGTCAATCCCATATTATTAGTTGCTACTGCCGTCGGTGTCTTAGTTACCGCTATCGTTTATTTTACCAATAAAACAAAACAGGCCGTAGACGAACTAAAACAAAAAATGATTGATCTGTATACGGCTGAGCGCGACGCCGCCATAGCAGCTATAAATGAAACTACAGAGTTACGCATAAAGGGGATAGATGAACGACGTTCAGCCGAAGACGTCGCTCACAACAATCGCCTTGCGGATATTCAAAAGGAATATGATAAGGAAAAGGCGGCCCTGCAGAAAGACCTGCAGGAAAGAAAATCTGCTCTCGACCAGGCCCACGATGAAGAGATCCAGCGCATACAGGACGAATATGGGGTTTTTGAAGAAAAGGCGAAGAGCAAAACAGCTGTTATCCAAGAGGAAACCGATAAGCAAAAAGGCGTCGTCGATGAAGTTCTTGCTCTTTCGGAGGATGCCGCACAAGCCGAGGGAGACGCATTCGTCAAAACATACGATGAAATTTTAAATAAAGCTCAAGAAATTCACGATGAAAAAATCGCCATGTATGAGCAGGAATATCTCGTGGCCATTGGTCTTATAAATGGGAATCTTGAGGTAACGGTAAAAGCATTGCAGGATGAGATTGACGGCATCCGGAATAAAACCGCGGAAGAGGAAAGGCTTGCAGAGGAAACGGCCGATAAACAGAAAATCATCGATTTACAGTCCGCAGTAGATTCTGCTGACAACGATGAAGACCGCAAACGGGCAAATGAAGAATTGGCAAATGAGATCAACCGACAGAATAGGGAAAAGGAACTCGCAAACCGCGATATACAGATTGAATCTTTACGGACTCAGATTGATACCGCGATAGAAAAAGCCAACGAGGAAAAGGCGTCTGCCCTTGAGATTTTAAGAACCAAAATTGCAGAACAGCAGGTTGAGATCCAAAAGGACACGGATTATAAAATAGCTGAGATCCAACGCGAAAGGATAGAAAAGGAAACCGCTGAAAACGCCAAGTATGAAGCTGCATCAAAGTCACTAGATGACGAGAAAGAAAAACTTGATAACTGGATTGAGGAAGAGTATAAACCTGCATTGCAAAGAAAACTTGATATGGCGATGATCATTGAAAATGAACGGCACGAGCAGATCATGAGTGATCTCGTGATAGAAGCGGCACAACTACAAATCAACGAGAACCTAAGAATAAAAGCAGTTGAGGCCACAGCACAGGAAAACATCAGCGCCGAAAGAGCGAAAAGTTTGACCGGGAATATTAACTATCACGATTTATCCGGTTTTATAATCTATACTGCTACAACGGGCGAGCGCTATGCATGGAAAGGAACTGCTCCTCCAACTGAGGAAGAAAAACTCGCATGGATAAGAAGCATAGAGGGATTTGCCGAGGGAACCGATAACGCATCTCCCGGCTGGCACGAGGTCGGAGAAGAGGGACCGGAGTTTGTCAAATTTAAGGGCGGCGAAACGGTGATACCAAATAATGAAATAGGTTCGGCGGGTGGCAAGGTAATAAACGTCACAATTAATAACCCTGTCTTATTGGACAACCGAATGATTGATAAGTTAGGTCAAGGGCTTGTCGATGCATTGCGCGCAAAGGGGCTGTTGACAACATGAGAACATTTACGGTAAACGGAACAGAAGTTCTTGCGGCACCTGATTGGAATGTATCTGATAAGATCAATCAACGTTCAAACATGAAGTGTACAATAGTTGATATGTTGTCTTTGACAGCCGCTGAAACCGGGAATGTGATATCAATATCTGCTGACGGAACAACAATTTTTGTTGGTACGTTTGATAAACTGGAAGATTACGAGGGAGATCCGGGATATCTTTATTACAACGTTTCTGCTGTTGATTATAACCAGTTGGCCGATAAAAAACTCATCGCGGCATCATATTCAACAACTCTTGCCGGAGATATTGTATCAGCTATCATTACGGCGGCACTAAGTGATGAAGGTATTACAGCGGGTACGATTGAAGACGGGCCCACAATAAGCAAAGCCGTGTTTAATTACATAAAAGCTTCCGATGCCCTTGATTATCTCAAGAATGTAACAGGTTTAAACTGGAACATAAATTTCAATAAACAATTGAATTTTTTCAGCGATGCGGCGAACCTTGCACCGTGGACATTGACGGATTCGGTTCCGCATGAAAATTTCAAGCGCACAAGGACCCGTGATCAGTACCGTAATAAACAGTATTTAAGGGCGGGCACTGGAAAGACCTCCGTCCAGACATTGGAAAAGCCCGCTCCTGCTCCTGATGGCGTATCGAGGAACTTTGTTCTTCGATTTCCTATAGCTGAAAAGCCCGTGGTCTATATAAATTCAACCGCCGCTTTGTCGGCCAACGTTGGCGTAAATGGAATCGATACGGGTAAAGAGTGGTATTTTACATATAACAGTAATACGGTTTCTCAGGATAGTTCAGGGGCTGTATTAACCGCAGGTTATACGTTGGAAATGACTTATACCGGATTATACCCAATTATTGCCGTTGTGGATAATCCTGCGCAAATATCCGCGCGACAAGCTGTCGAAACAGGCACAAGCGGCATATATGAAAATGTTGTAACAGAAAAATCAGTAAGTGAAAATACCCAGGCTACAGAATATTCCAAGGGATTAATTTTGAAATATGGTATTATACCGTCAATTGTGACATTTAACACAGAGGTTCCAGGACTACAGGCGGGTCAACTTTTGCCGATACAAAAACCACTTTACGGGATAAATGCAAGCTTCTTAATTGAGTCTATCGAGATATCGGCAGCAGACGGCGGCGCAACAAATTACTCTGTAAGATGCCTTGATGGGTCAAGCTTTGGCGGGTGGGAAGATTGGTTCAGGGACTTATTAAAAGGAAACAGGGATTTTTATGTCATTAATGAAAATGAAGTCGTTGTTTTGTTAAACGTGCAATCCGAAACCGAGAATTGGGGAGGAGAGACAACAATAAATGTGGTCAGAACAATTTATCCATCAGAAAGCCTATGCCCAAGCAATATTCTTTTCCCCGGGACGGTAACGGAAACGGAGGTTAAGAATGATTAAAATAGATAAGTCCAGTAATCTTTTTGGGTGGATCGGAGAATACGAGATCCGAATTGAAAATAAAGAAACCGGGAAGACCAAAAAACATAAGGTAAAAAATCGGTTAATGAATGCTGCCTTACAGGAAATGGTAAAGCCCTTGACCGGTGTTGCCGCAAATCTTGAGATAAAATATCTTGCGGTAGGCACAGGCACAACGGCGATTACCGATGACGATGTGGCATTGGCTACAGAAATTTTCAGAACTCCCGATACGGCGCTTTCAGCAAATGCAACCGGACAAGTCACAAGTCAATTTGTAGTATTGGATGCGGAAGCGGTTACCACAATCGAGGAAATCGGAATATTTGGGGGAACATCCGCCACTTTAACAGCAAATGTCGGGATTATGTTAAGCAGGATATTATGGCATCATGTAAAAACAAATGCCGAGGAAATAACATTCAGACGCGTTGACACTGTGACGAGGGGTTAAGGAGGTCTTAATATGGCTTTAGGAGATTATACAAAAACTGCATATGCAAACGGAACCACACCTGCAATCAACGCTACAAATTTAAATAACAATGAGAACAAAACGAAGGAGATTGATACCGCTCTGGTTATGAGCGAGGTCAGTATTGTGGTATTGAAAAGAAAAATTTATATAGGGGTGATTTAGTTGGCTGATAGTTTAAAGGTACTAAAAGCGGGGACCATGACAACCGCAAACGCTACATTATATACCGTTACCGCGAGCGGAACACTATTACTGTCATTCGCTTCAATCGCAAATAAGGCGACGGCGGATGCTACTTGTTTTCTGACCATTGGAACAATAAACATTATTCCGGGCAAAACAATTGAGTCAAAGGACGCTATTTTCCCCCCGGTAAAGGGTGCGATTATCTCCGCGGGCAACACAATAAGTGGATACGCCAATACGGCATCGGCAATAGATTATTATATTTGTGGCGATGAATTTGTCTAAACGGAGGTACGATTATGCAAAATGAAATGCACGGCAAGCTTAGCACTTTTTCATTAGGCAGTTATGATATAGACGGGCCGAGCGGACTTGATAGTTTTTATGGAGATGGTTCAGACGGCATTTTAAGCATAACCGCAGGTATTACCACTACGTTTACGGCTACGGCCAGCACCGGGATTGTAATAAAACAATATACATCAATAACCGTAGCGGCCAGCGCCTCATTAACCGTTGATAATCCATGCAGGGGATTGGTTTTATATTGCAAAGGGAACGTAAGTATAAGCGGCATAATTGACATGTCTCAAAAGGCAGGTCTTGCGCCCAATGGCGAAATTATACCAATGATAATCACTAAAAGAGATTCCGTGGGAGCTAAAACACTGGAAAAATATTTTCAGCTCACAACGGTTTTAGGATATTCAAAAGGCGGTGCCGGTGGAAACGGTGGGTTCGGCGGCGGATACATTGGCGCAGATCGTTCCGCAGGGGGAACGGGTGGAGCCGGTCGCCAAAACCTTGGCGGATTTGGCGGCGGTGGTGGTGGCGCAACTATATACGAGGGCGCCGTTGCAATTGTTTGTACCGGTGGGGCTGGCGGTAGTATTTTGTATGCCGAGTTAGGCGTAGGGCAAACAGACGGCGGCAGTGTTTATAACAGCGCTATTTATGGCAACAACGGATTTAATGGCGGCGGCGGTGGTAGCAGTGCGGCTTCCGGGAATACTCATATCGCAAGCGGCGGTAACGGCGGAACCTGTAATGGCGGCGGCGGTGGCGGCGGTGGTAGTGCAATAACCTATGCAGCGGACGTTAGCGGTGGCGCTGGTGCTTCCGGAGAATATGCGGGAGGATTTATTTTAATAATTGTAAAAGGCTCTTTAACCATTAATTCCGGAGGTTATATTAAAGCAAACGGCGGTGACGGCGGTCTTGGCGGTGCCTACAGTGGAACAGAAGGTTCGGGCGGCGGCGGCGGCGGCGGAAGTGGCGGCGGAGTTGTTGCTATATTTCATAAAGGCGCTTACACAAACAACGGCACAATAGAAGTTAATGGCGGAACCGGTGGAGCTGGCGGCAACGGCAGCGGCGGTAATTATGAAGACGGCGGCTCAGGTACATCAGGTTCGGTTGGAACCGTTTATACCCAACAATTATAATGAGGTGATACTATGAAAGCACTCTATATTTATAATCCAAATTCAGATTTTGAATTATCTTTGATCGAAAGAGCGCAAAAAGAAATGTCGACATACATAACAACCGTCAGCGTTGATGATTGCCCTCAAATGTTGCGTAATTTAGTCAGAGCAACACCGGCCTTAATAATCGTTAGCGACGATCTGCAAGGTGAGGGATTAACGGCGGAAGGTGTTGACGGAAAACTATTAATGACCGCGATGCTCTATAAGCGCTTAGAGGAAGAGGATTTGGCAATTCATCACGTTGAAACACACAGAATTGACAACATGATATCTGCTGAGGTGCAGAAGAAGATCGACACAATTGATGAAAAAATCGTGCTTTAGAAAGACTGGTGCGAAACATGAGTGAAGGAACAATACTACAAATCGCGGTTTATATTATCTCTTTGGCCTTTACAACGGGGTCAATTATTTGGCGCATCAAAGAGCTTGAGAAGAAGGTTGAAAAGCATAACGGCCTTATCGAAAGAATGGTTGTTGTTGAACAATCCGTAAGGTCGGCACATCATCGCTTAGATCATATGGATAAGGAAGTTGAAACGACATGATACATATTTTAAATGACGCAAGGCTTACAAAAAACTTCTGGGCTCATGAGTTAATATGCCATTGCGGATGTGAATCTGTCATGCTCAACATGGATGCTTTAGCATGTCTGCAGATAGCGCGCGATATCTTGGGCAAAGCAATAGAGGTCGCCGTTGGTACGCGCTGCCCGAAACATAACACGGAAACTCCCGGAGCAGATCCGGATAGTCTTCACCCGCAAGGAACGGCCTTTGATCTGAAAAGTAAAGGGTCTGTCTATGAGTTGGCGCGGGCATGTTACCAGGCGGGATTCAACGGAATAGGAATTTCGGATAACTTAAAGTCTGATGGCAGCGGACTATATGTCCATGCTCAATTAGGCGGTTACGGCCATTACTGGACATACGATGCTCAAAACAATCACAAAACGATAACCAGGGCTGAATTCTTACGGCTTATCTCACCGCCCAAATTTACGCACCGTAAAGTAGACAACATAGACATCCTTGAGCTTGACCCGATGGATTTAAGGGCCGCTGTCGTCAATTGTGCGCCCTCCAAAGTTCCTTTCGATACATTCATCAACTCCAATTTTATGAGTGGGAGCAAGGTTATAGGATGGCTTATCAGTGAAGGTAAAATCTTAAATCGCCGGGACGAATACAAGACATGGAAAGGCAACCCCAAAGGGACATACATTGTTTATAAGAGCGGCGTTGTTAATGTTGGCTGGAAATATGACAGTGAAATTGCGCCTTTAGTAGATGTCATTCAATTCTGCTGCCAAGGGTTTAACCTCTTCCCCCCCAATATGAACGTATGGGACGGAATTAAATTCGGCAATGAAGGTTTTTGGGACCCGAAGACCGATAAGAAATCATCCATTGGGCGCACAACACGCGCGGGACATATCGGCTGGACAGGCAAAAAGGTTATTATCGCCGTTCGCCCAAAATGTGGAGCAGATTTATCCGTAAAAACCATGAAGGATCTCGGATGCATATCTGCAATCAGATTAGACAGTGGAACGCCGCAGACATTGAAAGTCAATAAGAAATACATTTATACAGGCTCAGGAACCCTACAAGGGATAATTTATATTTGAAAGGAGAATAACTATGGAACAGAGCAGATGGAAAAGTTGGGCATTGTGGCTTTCGGTGGCCGCCCTTATCGCATTTGTATCTAAGACATTTTTTGGATACGAGATCCCGCAGTTTGACGCGCTGGTTAATATGATCTTGGTTGTGCTTGCCGGATTCGGCATCATAAACAATCCGACAAGTAAAAATACACTTTAAAACAAAACCCCCGATTGAATTTCGGGGGTCTTTTTAGTCCTGTATATACGCATTATATTAAATGACCGAGGCTTGACTATTGTGAATATATGACAATGTGGCCGCCATGTTTTTAGCAATCTCAAAATTAGTCCTATAAATGAACGAATCCTTTTTTGTTTCTGCATTTATAAAGTCCATAACGATTTCCGGACAATATAAATTATTAACTCTGATACGCAATTGTAGTACTTTGCATGTGTTGCTTATACTTTTTTTACCCGCGCCTCCAACGACCGCACCAACCACACCGAAGAGCAATCCTCCAACTAAAGCACTTCCGGCCCGGCCTTTTGCTATGCTGTTGCCGTCTTCGTAAACCTCAAACTCAAGGAGATCGCTATAGCTGAAAATTTTAACCTCTTCATTTCTCCTTGTTTTGATTGCCCACTTCTTGTTTGTATCATCGACATAAAGCGCGATGTCCCCAAATTCTATTTTTTTGCTGACCAAGAAATTAATACTTTGCAGGTGAGCTAAACATTGCTCATTTCCTTCCTCTGTATTTTTTGCGGAAACAACCGCAGCTATTATGATAATTATAAATATTAGTATAATGACGAATAGCACCATATTCACCCCTCCAAACACATATTTCGGCATTTTTAGTGTGCCATACCCACATTTTCCCACACCAAAGGGGCTATGTCAACATAGGACTAACGCCCTATTTCTATTAGTATTTTAGGGTAAGTTTGCACTTAGTAGCCATTCTGTAACCGCGCTGTAACAATAAACGTGGTATAATGTTTATTACTATACGATTCATACAGGAGGTAATAAGACATTAGGAGGTATCAATATCATGAACCGGCAGGATGGCAAAAAATCGGTTTCTACTAAAACTAAGGAATCAATTACTGGCGTCTGCGGCAACATTATAATTGAAAACCTGCAACAAGTGGTCGAAGAATACTG